GGCTGTCTGTTCCGCAATGCTTTTGAACCTGTCATTCTGTACAGTCGCTTCACGCTTGGCGATCGACAACTCACGACCCGCCCGCTTGATTTCTGCCTTGTCTCCGGTTTCCTTGGCAGCCTCGTACTTCTCTTGCAAGCTGGCCAGTTTTGGCTCGGTTTCTGCCATATAGATGTCCCAAGCCTGCCGCACTTCGTCCTGCGTCTGCCGGTATATCCGCCGAATACGGCGCTCCAGCGAAAGCAATAACTTATCTGTTTCTTTGTGAGCCTTATCTGCCAACGCTGGCGCCTCCTTTTTAGTTCTTTGACGCTTCCGGGTCATCAGCTACGGAACCATCGCCGGGAATGCTGACCAACTTGCCTTGGTCCCACTGATAGAACACAACACAGCCGTCTTGAATTTCAGTGCCCATTATTTTCCACCTTTCTTTTTCATCTTCTCTGTGATCTTTTCGAGCAGCGCCTGCAATTCCTCATCCGTCAAGGCGTCCAAGTCGTCATCCTGCCCGCTTCCGGTCGGCTCATTGCCTTGCTGGCCTACATCCGGCTCCGCCTGCTGCCCTGCCGGTTCTGCTCCATCAAGGGCGGGGTTGTCGTCAACCTCGATACGGTCGCCCTCTTCGTCCCTTTTCTTTTTGATTATGTCATCCACCTGGTCGCCAATGCCAAGCAAGAAGCAGACTTGCTCGGTGATGGTTTCGTCGTCCAAATACTCGGCAGCGGAAAGAACCATCTGCATTTCCTCGGATTGATTTACAATCTTAGACCGCTTAAAGCTGACACTGTCTGTAATTTCCGCCAGCTGCAAGATTTTTTCAACAAAATTTGTCACGCAATACTCAAACATATCCGTCTTGCTGTCAAGCGGCTGATATGCCGCCCGGATTTCCGTGGCAGTCTTCGAGTTAGCCGAAAGGTCGAGAACATTCAAACACATAAAGTCCTCATAAAGCCGCGCCTTGATTGTATCAATCGCAGCGTCGGACGCAGCAATCGGCGCTTCAACTGTGTGGGCTTCGACCTGTGCTCCATCATCGTCAACGTGCGCAACGTGCATTGTCCGCAGGTGCTCCAAGAACCGCTGATCGTCCTCGTCGTCCATTCCTCCGGCGTTTGTGATTGCCCAATAAATCATATTGCCTTCGTCAACATTGTTCACGAGATTGCTGTTGATAAGGTCAAACGCGTCAAGCGTTCCCTGGCGCCCCACTAACTCCGACTGCTTCTTGTCGTTTCCATAAAGCGGAATGATCGGGAATTCCGGATAGTTCTCAAAGTCGTAAATCTCGGTTCCGTCAGCGATAGAATGCCGCACCTTCATCTTGTAGGCGGTCTTCGGCTGAATAATCAAGATTTTTTCGTTGGTGCCGGTCGGGCTTAGGTACTCCGTGTAGCCGTCCACTTCATAAAGCGTTGCCCGCAGTGGCTTATCGTCTGCAAGTTGCCAAAAGCGAATGCCAGCCCGCAGCGCTCCGCTCTCCTCATCGAACAGCGGGACAAACTCCGTCACATCAAACACATCAAGATGGTCAAGGTTCCAAAAGCCGAAAGCCACGCCACCAATCAAAGCAGACTTGCCTATTTTTTGCAACTGGTAATCGAAGTCATAAGAACCGCCGTGCAGTTCACTCTGTCCGCCGCCCAGCTTCTCCTTTGTTTTCTTATCGCCAAAAATGGCGCCGTTGCCGAGCAGGTACTGATTCTCCTGCGTGATTGCAAAGTTGAAAAAATTGCTTGTAATCTTGTGATTTGGCGCCCATCTATCAACATGAGCGTCGCCTCGCAAGTCATAAATCAACTTTTCATAGTGCATTATCGTCGGGTTTAAGCCGCGATAATACTCCCACGCCCGGCAAGCTGTCCGGTAAAGCTGCCCTGTCTTGTGCTGGCGGATAGCCGAAAGGACAAACGCCTGCCGTTTGCCCTCAAATGCCCCGCACGCTTCAAGGTCTTGGAAAGTCAAATAAATAGAAATTGTAACCACCCTTTCATCGTGTTTTTATTTAGCCACGCCTAAAATGAGCTGGCTTTCTTTTTTGCCGATTTTCTTACGCAAAATCGTGTTTACAAAATAGCGAATATCATCCATGCAGTTATGAACGATCAATCCGCCATTAACGGAAAAGTTGTGCGTACCGATAACTTCCATATTATACACGTCTTCATTTTGCACACTCTCGATTTTTAGCACCTTTACAAGATTGGCAGAACTTCGTTTTTTGGTACTTGTTCGCGACATATTCGCCTCCACACCTTTCACAGATTTTTGTCACGTTGTCAAAGCCCATCTTCCTACGATATGCAGATTTGCATTTGTTTGAGCAAAAGCGGTTTTTGTCCTCACCGTAAGTTGCCTTTGTCTCAAATTCTTTTCCGCAGAAAGTACAACGATAAGACTTCAAAGGCATATTTTTGAAAGTTTCGATTGCGTGTTGCGAGTGCCATTTTTTGCCCTCTTCGCTGCCATGCCATTTAGACGCTTTTGGTCTCGCGTTTTTTGCAAGGTTTTCCCTCGCCCACTCTCGTCTTTCCTCGCTCCACGAACTGCCATGCAATTTAGAATGTTCTTTCGCTGTCATCAGCACAAGGTTTTCGATTTCGTTGTTGTTCTTATCAAAATCCTTGTGATGAACATTATACCCCTTTGGGACTTCTGAGCCGTTGTAATACTCCCACACATAAACGTGAAGTCGCTTGTGTGTTTTGGCATTCAAGAAATATCCGGTTTTCTTATCTCTGCGGAACGACAATCCGTCAAAGCAAGCGAGATCTCCGTCGTCAACATATTGAACCATAATTACATCCTCCGTGAATATTGATCTACAAATATTGTAGCGCATTTAGTCCATAATGTCAACAATTTTACTTGACTGCGTTAGATATTTTGCTTTTACCCATCCTTTGTCGGTCAAAACTTTGTGATCTTCGGTGCATTTGATAACCTTACCGCTTTCAAGCGTTATTTTCAAAATCGGTTGATTTTCTTTTGTTCTTCTCACACCAAAAAACGGTCTTATACATTTCTTTTTCCGCTTCTCGTTGTAACTCCAAACAAGCCCGATTTTTCCAACAAGGTCTTTTATTTTTTTGCGGCCGAAAACTGTATTCACGACGGTATCACCAGTCAAGCAATGATCGTTCTCCTTGACCACTCTGTCGTCCCCTGCCTTGTCGTCCCAGCGATACAACCCAAACTCGGCGATACTGTCAACGCAAGAGCGGTGGATTTGGATATTGCCAGCACGCAGATAAACCGACACGCGGCGAATACCGTCAAGGACTGTGTTGTCTGCCTTGACGACATTAAAGCCACGCTGCCGAAGCGCTGCGATAAATGAAGCCGCCGACGGGTCAACAACAACCCTCCGGACTTTATATCCGTCGGCCAGCTTCTCCACATCGTCGCAGTACTGCTCGTCTGTCCTCTGTACAGCTTTTTGGCGGCCATTATAATAGAACTCCTTAACCCTTGTTGCCTTTGAGCCTAAAACACACCACAGGCCAGCAGAGAACGGATTTTGCGTGCCGTAGTCGATTGAGATATAATACTCTCCATTCGTTGGAACATCGTCGGTTATATTGTCCTCGCCAAAATCGTAAACCAAGCCCTCGGCAACGCACCACTCACCGAGAATGTACCGCCGGTAGAACACACCAGTGTACATCGTCTCATATCGTTTGAGTATGTGCTCCGTCAGCGCCGGGTTGTCTCGCAGTTCAAAATGCAGCCGCAAGGCATTGTGCGACTCCGGTTGGCTCACCCATTCGGTGTAAAACCAATGCTGCGGACTGTCCGGGTTGCAGTTGAACCAAAACTTTGACCCATCAACAGAGCAGCGGGAGAGCGCCTGTTCAACAAACGACCGGGGCATTAGTGCCACCTCGTCAAGCAGAATGCCCGCCAGCGTTCGCCCTTGGATGAGCGTGAAGCTGCTTTCATCCTTGCCGCCAAATATTTCAAAATAATTCTCGACCTGGCCGCGCCGAACTACCAGCAGCTTGTCGCTCCGCCGCCACTGTATGTCCAGCCGTTCCCTCGGCTCGGTCATTCCAAGGTATGGCACGACTATGTTTTTTACGGCGCTGTCAACAGTCTTGCCACAAATGCCGAACCGCTGCCGGTCATATCTCCTCATAGCGTCCTCGACGAACGCGTACATCATCCAAACCGTCTTACCGGAACGGATGGCGCCGTCAGCAATCAAGGCGTCAAAGCGCGTGTAAGGGAACGCCAATATTTGCAGCTGCTTATCACTCAACCCCGGCATTGTCGCCCTCGCTCCGTTCTATCGCTCTTGCCGTTTCTTTCAACGCCAAAGTCAGCGGGTCATCCTCCCGCCTATCAACCGCAACAGTGTACTCGCCTCGGTCGCTTTGACCAAGATACTGCTTGCCGAGCCAAATTGCCATATTTGCGTTCTTTTTCGCCAGTTGGAATTGGTTGCGGCGTAAGGATATTTTGCCAGCCCCCCGCTTTTCTCTAAAAACTTCCGAAAAATTCATCTCGTAAGTTCTCTTGCACCACGATTCAAGCGTGTCGGAACAAACGCCAAACCAGCCGCAAATTTCTTCCTGCGTGCATTGCAAGCCGCAGAGCTTTTCAAATTCTTCTTGATCTATTTCTTTTCTTGGTCTTGCCATACGCACCATCCTTTCTCTGCTAATGATTGATATGCTTTACAATGCCCAGCTTTAAGTACGGACTGTTCGCTTTGTTAATAATCGTTTTCACTTTCCAAATCATCATTCGACATGTCCGGGAATTCTATTTCTCCATAATTTTCCTTTATTTTTTTAGGATCACCTTTGTAAAAAACAAGCATATTTTGGTGTATTTTTACGGCTTTTCTTGTGGCGAACATGCGCTTTGCTTTCATTGCAGCATTTCCGTTTGGATCAATTTTTATAAACTCGTTGTACAGAAAAGCACCCGCATTCTTAAACGCTGACTTTGTATCGCCTATAAAATCTCGATAAAACCCTCGTTTGTCCCTTATGTCTCCAACAACAAATATTGCAAATCGGTTTTCAGCAAGAAGGTCTACGCAATTTTTGATGATTTGTGTGTATGCAGTTACAAAATCATCATAGTTCATATTACTTATGTCGCACGGATTGTCACTGTAAACTTCAAGGTCTCCGTATGGCGGGCAGCTAAACACCAAATCAAACTTCCTGTTTCCAACAATTTTTTTAATTTCTCTGCTGTCCCCACATAAATACTCAGGTGGAGATTGACATATTCTATTTGCTTGTGCAATATCTTCTGCTATCTGCTCTTGCCGTATGTCAACACCAGTATAGCGATAACCTAATTTCTCTGCAACAATGCCGCGCACGCTTCCGCCTGCAAACGGATCTAATACTGTACTTCCGGCGTTTGGCAAGAACCATTTATAAGCCACTTCGCACAGAACTGGATCAAATATGCTTGTACCAGGTGCCACATTTTTTAATCCGCTCTTCATATACGATGTTCTTTGAGGACTGTGTGTCAAATTATCGTCTCGCCCGAGTTCGCTTTGAATTCCAAGCCCAATCCACTGTCTTTTTCTTTCTCGCCATTCGCCTGCTCTCCCATCTAATACGCTGAATGTAGGGAATAGAAATAAATCTTTAAGCGTATAATGTTCTACACTTTCGTCGTGCTCGTTTTCTTCGGGCAGGAACCAATCAAAATCAAATGCCGACAGGTCGAGATCAGGCAACTCGTCAGCAAGCAAGTCAAAGTCCCAGTCGCTTTCGTTGCTCTTGTTATCCACCAGCCGCAGGGCGTTCACTTGCTCTTCCGTCAAGTCATCAACACAAACGCAAGGCACCTCTTTCAATCCGAGTTTTTTCGCTCCAAGTGCTCGACAATGACCGATCACGATTACTCCGTCACGATCAACCACAATCGGCTGCACGAAACCATACCGCCTAATGCTCTCGGCCACATTGTCAATTTGCGTTTGGTCGTGCTTTTTAGCGTTCTTTGCATACGGCTTGATTGTGTCAAGCGCTCGCATTTCAACTTTCATTAAAATGCACCTCCTAAATCTAATTGTAGCAGAAAAGCCGCCAAAAATCAACGCTTTGGCGGCAAATGGTAAAACGCACGATATAATTCATCTGCTGTGTCCATGTTCTTGTCAGCGGTATAGGCTTCCGTTGCGGCGGTGATTCGTTCCTCCAGCGCCAGCGCTTCACGGCTCAAAAACTCTGCCTCCGACCGCAGCTTGGTGCAGTTGTACCGCAATGCTTCTTTCTGCCGTTTGGCGGTTTCCTTGTCCATCAGCCCAGCACGGAACAGCCGATATATAGCCAACAGACCGATATACTCGGCGCTGTCCGCTGCTGTCAGCCCTTTTGGTAAGATTTTGCCGTCAGCGGCGGCTTTTTCTAAACTCTTGTCCATTATCTCGTTCCTTTCAGCGAAACAGCCTACAATGTAGTAGTTCGTTTGTAGCGACCCATTTTTGGCTTAACCACGCCAAATTTTAGACTTTTGAGCCGCTACAAACTACAAAAACTACGTTGTCTGCTATAAATATATTTCTATTTTTACTTTTTTCCTTATTTTATATTATTCTCTCAAATAATGTAGTGTTTGTAGTGTTTATATAGAGAATGTGGTTTTTTCGGCTTTGTTGCGCCAAATTTTCGCACTACAAAGTCCGACTACAAAGTCTACTACAACGCTACAAACACCACTGAAACGGCGGGC